TGGGCCGATACCACCATCAGGTGTTGAACCAATCATTCTCTGTAGATATTTTGCACTTCGTCCTGTGCCTGCATTGACGCCAAAGTCAAAAACACATAAGTCCAGTCCAGATGGAATGTCATCCAGAAAGAGCCCCTGTCACTGTTGCTACTCATCAGTGTTTAGGTAATGCTGAGGAAGAGAGTATGGTTCTAAATGAGATGGCAGAAGGTACTGAATTTACCTTTGTCGTTAGAGAGACATTCGGTTGTATTGTGGAGACTGTATAATATGAATTTAGTAGAAGTCACTGGTGGTAAGAAATATCAAAGAGATATTGCTCAGAAGGTAGTTTATGCTATGATAGATACTTTGATGCCTCGTATGAGAACATTAGATATTGAAGTGAAGATTCGTAAAATCTCTGGTGATGCAGTTGGTTACTGTATGCAAGAAGATACTAATCGTATGTTTACTATTGATGTCCAGAAGGATTTATCCCTGAGAGATTTCATTACTACAATCTGCCATGAGATGGTACACGTTAAACAGTATGCTCGTAATGAGATGGACTGTTACGGTAGGAAATGGAAAACAAAAGTAATATCTGATAAGGTTGGATACTACGATTTACCTTGGGAAAAGGAAGCATATAGGTTGCAAGACAAACTTGCTCAAGAGGTTTGGGATGCAGATATTTTATAAAAAAAGTGAAAAAAAAGTAAAAAAGTACTTGACATTTGTTACTAAAACAAGTATACTGTAAGTATAGAGTGAAAAGAGAGGTTTTATTATGAAGTTTGAAAAATGGTTAGATACGTTGGTTAGTGAAAAAGGTCTGGATTTAGACCACACATTTGAGTACAATGGCCCAGTCTACGGTATGAATATGATTCCATTGGAATCAGTGATTGAACAAATTAAGGCGTTCCATCCTCAAACCCAAAAGATGACAAAGAATAGATTGGTTGAGATTGATTTTAAGAACGGTGATGTGATGCATTTCTTTGGTTACATCGCACAAAAAATGGCAATATAGGAGAATATATTATGGAACAAGTTGCAGTTATACACACAGCATTTGAGGACACACCGTCTACAGTTGCTTTCGTGGATGTACCAGAAGGTACATTGTCAGAGAAACTTGAGTACGCTTATAGGTGGACTCAGAACATCTTTGATAGTTGGTCACTAAAGATGCCAGAAGATGGTAACGATGCAGTTACCGTTATGGGTGATATCTCTAGTGGTATGGGTTTAAGGTCTACTTCAGTAGGTGACCAGATTTTGGTTGGTACTGAAAAGTATGTAGTCGCTGGATTTGGATTTGAAACATTAGATGGAAAGGAAGTAAAATAATGAGTAAAGTGAAAAGTTTATTGATGGATGTAGAAGAATTTGTTTATGACTTCTACACCCCAGAAGGTGAAATGACCGAATCACCAAAGGTAATTATTGAAAAGGCAATCGAGAAGTTTGGTTGGTCATTTGGTAGTTATGCGAGTGAGGTTATCGAAGAGGCCCAAGGAGAAATGGGTGCCTCTTGGGATTGGGAAAAATCTGTTTCTCAGAACTTAGTTGGTTTTGAGATGACGGATGGTAAGATATTTTAGTATAATGTTAATTATAACACTGTTCAGTGGATGCAGTGCGATTGAAACATCTACACAAATATATCAACTGTGTAAGTATCAAGATAAATGCCCAGTTGAAGTTTTAGGAGATTGGTTAAATGGTCAGTAAATTTGTTTTAGGAACAGCAGTAATTGGAGTTGCTTTGTCTGGTTGTAATTATGCAGTAGCAAGTGATTGTGATTATACAAAGAAAGTGAACACTCAGTGGACACAAGAAATTCAGAAAACTGAGAACATTAATCGTGATGTCTTTCCTTATGTAGAAGACACTCGTAAGTGTGTTATGACTATGGATGTGACCGTTGACGGTTCTATATACCCTGCTGAGGGGACTTATGTATTTGGGCCTGATATGACTGAGAACACTGCTTGTGAAAACGCCACAATCAATGCTAAGAAGTCCATTATTAGTCAAGTATCACCAGAGGTTCTATCTGCAAATACTGACATGGTATGTAAGTCTGGTGATGTAGTAGTCGCACAAAATGATGCGCCTGTAGTACAATCAGCACCAACGGAAATTGTAGTTGCTCAGAATACTTTACCTTCTAATGGTGGGTGGGTTGATGTTGGTAACGGTGTAACCGAAAGAATTATTTCTTCAAAAACTATTGACACTTACCCATCTGATGTGGTATATTCTAATAACAATAGTAATTGGGGTAGCAGTATAGTGACTGGAACTAGTAACGTAATCGGTGGAATATTCAGTTCAATTGGAATTGGTGGAGCTCATGCTAATGTTCCAGACCCCCAGAACGGTAAAGTGTTTTTTGAATTAAGAGAACGTGGTAGTTGTTATGCTACTTTTGATGGAAACGCTGGTAAGGTTTGTTACTAATGGTTAAATTTATTATAGGAATTGTGAGTGGTATTGTTCTAATAACATACTACCCACAAATAGGGTCAGTACTAGGAGATGTATTCGTAGATACTGGCATTCGTGATGACTTAGTGAACTTGCTGAAAGGGGTTTAATAATGAATAAAGTCGTAATACTTGGAGCTTGTCTTGCACTTGGTGCTTGTAGTTCTAACAAAGTGGTGGAGACTATGAATACCATTCCACCAAACTCAATCGCAGATGCAGAAGTGTATCAGTATAAAACAAAAGCAGTTACAGAACAAATCGAGGTTATGCCTGATTGGTTCAAAAAGATGCCAGATAGTGATACTGCAATCTATTCTACAGGGACAGCAGCAACAACAGATTTGCAATTATCAGTTGACCTTGCAGTATTGAATGCAAAGACAACACTTGCAGACCGTATCAATGGTAGGGTTCGTTCTCAAACAAAATCTTTCGTTGCAAAGATTGGTAATGAAGAAACTGCATCAGTGTTATCAGAAGTAGAAAAGGCAACTAAAAATATCATTGCAGATGTAGATGTTGCTGGATACAAAGTATCTGAAACTGAAGTAGTATCAAATGGGCCGAAGTATCGTGCATATGTACTACTAGAGTATTCTGACAAAGAAGCGAATAAGATTATTATGAACCGTCTGCGTAAGGATAGAATGCTCTTGTCTAAGATTAAGTCAACCAAAGCATGGCAAGAACTAGACGATGTAGTATCTGAAGTAGAAAACAAAGATGCTGTAAAATCAGAAAACAACTTGAAAGTACTTACTCAATAATGTTGCAAGAACTGATAGTTTCGTTAATGATATCGATGTCACCAGCAGAAGCGGCGGCAATAGATAAATCTGTTGCTGGTCATCTCGCTGATGAATCATATTGTCTCGCAGAGAATGTATATCACGAGGCACGAAACCAACCTAAAGTGGGACAGATGGCAGTTATGTCTGTCACACTTAATCGTGTGAATGACCCTAGATATCCTAATACGATATGTGGAGTAACTAAACAGGGCCCGACTAGACCTAGTTGGCAAGATGAAACGGTTATGATTCCTATTAAACACAAATGCCAGTTTAGTTGGTACTGTGATGGTAAATCTGACCGTATTCACGATATGGAAACATTTAATTCCATTTATCTCTTTACATCAGGACTAGTTGATGGTACAATGATACTTAAAGATGTCACAGAAGGTGCAACACATTATCATGCTGATTATGTATCACCAGATTGGGCAAAAACTAAGACTAAAACAATTGAGATAGAAGACCATATCTTCTACAGATGGGAGACTGCTAAATGAATATTTTTTACCTAAGTCCAGACGAGATGGTTGCCGCACAAATGCATTGTGACAGTCATTGTAGTAAAATGATTATTGAGTACGCTCAATTGATGTCTACTGCACATCGTGTACTTGATGGTGAAGAATATTATGGACGTACTAAGAACAACCGTAGAATTAAACGGTGGTTGCATCCAGATGCCGAACTAGAGGATACTCTATACAAAGCATCACATATCAACCACCCTAGTGCTATTTGGGTACGTCAATCTCGTGCAAACTACAGATGGTTATATCGTATGTGGACAGAACTAAATACAGAGTTCATGTATCGATACAACAAGAATGTGCCACACGAGAGTTATCGTAAGTTGCAGTTGTTACTTGGTACTGAACCCACAAATCTCAAAGAGGGGGTCTTTACAGAACCAACACCAGCAATGCCAAACGATGTAAAGAACCAGAGTTCAGTAGTCGCTTACAGAGATTACTATATAAAGTATAAACAACATTTGGCAAAATGGACAAAAAGGGATATCCCACAGTGGATGAAAATATATGCTGCATAAGATAAGTGAGTTTTGTGACAAGATTGATGACCTCAAAAATATGTCTGATAGACTCAGAGATATGAAATATGGTACACCTAAAGCTTCTAACTTAGATATTGATGAGTTTATTGCAACAATCCAATTAGATTGTCAACTACTTGCCAACGATAAATCTAAATATAATAAGGAATAGTATGCCGACATTTAATTTTAAGAACCATACTACTGGCGAAGAGTTTGAAGAATTCTTTACTAGTAACGATGCGAAATATGAGTGGATGGAAAGTCATCCCAATAAGATAACCCAACTTCCAAGTACATTTGCTATATCTGGACATGGAACTGGAGATAGGATTAAGAATGATGCTGGTTGGAATGAAGTGTTGTCCAAAGCAGCAGAAGGTAATCCAGGCACACCGATGGCAGAACGATATGGTAAACCATCGATAAAAGAAATTAAGACACGACAAGTAGTTCAGAAACACTTGGCGAAACAGAATAAGGGGAAATAGTATGGCAAAGGCGAAAGATATCCGTATTGATAATATGGTAACAGTTAGTCCTGTAACTGATAATCAAAAGATTGCATTTCAAGATTATAAGGCAGGGAAGAACCTTTTCTTATATGGAGCGGCAGGGACAGGTAAAACCTTTATTACATTATACCTTGCATTACAAGAGGCACTAAGAAATGAAAC